GTATCATTTACATCAGAACTAGACACAGTCATAGTTGATGCACTTGGTGGATAAGAGTAAAGTCCTCCTTGTTGCCAAATAGTTTCCATACTATTTCCAACAACTGCATTTTGTCCGAATTTATAGACTTGTTTGTAGCTAGGAGATAAAGCTCCACTAGAAACATTAAGATCAAAAGGGTGTTCAAAGTTTACATTATTACAAGACATTAACAGCTCCTGTATTGTGTATTAAACCATGCAAATCTTTGTTGTTCTTCTCTAAGGTCTTGTTGAAATGTAGAATTTAATTTTTCAATCAAACCATCAAGGTCTCTGATTAATGCGTCAGCATTTCTTTGATCATATTCTTTACCCGGCCTTGTGAATACTAAAGTTACTTTTGCCATTAGAAACTTCCCATTTCAGCTGCTGATCCTTTACCACTAAAACCTGGACCTGCTTGTCGTTGAGATCTACTTGCACCGGTTTTTTGTGCTCCACTACCACCAGGACCTTTTTGATATCCTCCACTAGTTGAAGAAGGTCTTGATGCTAATGATTTTGTTATTCCTCTAGCCTGAGCCATGGTTCTTGCTGCGGCAGCATCTCTTGCGTCTCTGCCACCATATCTTTTAGCATCAAAGTAATCAGCTAAAGTTTTTGACTGAGCAAAATCAGTGCTACGTAATTTTTGATTTAAACTTCTAATACCTTCTAAACCTCTACTTGGTAAATTCATTAAAAATCCTGCTCCAGGAATTGCTAGGCCTGCCAAAAATTGAAATAATCCTGCTAAACCACTTTTAGATTTTTTTGCTTCTTTAGTATCTTCTTCAACATCTGGTTCATTAGCAACACCATAAGAAGTATCAATACCTGATGGTAAATCTTCATATAATAAATTAGAAGCAATAGTTGAATCTATTATGCCACTAGGTTTTGAATAAGTAGTTGGATTAAAAAAAGATGCTTGATCATCAGTAGCAAATCTTAAAGGTGCGTCGCTAACATTAGGATATGAAATAGGAACTGTTTTAACTTTATTGTCTTCTATAATCATTTTAGTTTTTCTTTGATTATCTGCAATTATTTGATTTACTAAATCTTGATTTTGTAAATTTTGTAATACTTGACCAGTATTAATCATTGGAATATTATTTATCATTGGAACAGCTTGATTAGTTCGTATGATTCCTGATTGATTTTCAAAAGGTCTTAATAATTGTTGCAGTCTTAATTCATCAAAAGTTGCCATTATCTTCTTCCGTCTGGTTGAATATCTAATTTAAACGTACCTAGTTTCCAACTTTGAGATGAACCAGTATTAGCTATTTTTAATGACATAGCTCTACCTCTAGCACGTGTATCTACTTTATCAGTAGATGATGTAATTGTAAAGGGGCCAAGTGGTGAACCTGAATATGAATCATTAGAATAATTACGTAATTGTAATGTTATTTGTGTGTCTCCAGTTTGTGATAAAAAGTCAGGAATAAATCTTCTAACTTTCATAATATATTCACCATCACCTCTTAAATCAGGCATTCCTGTAGACTGACCTGTAATACCTCTTCTTGCAGATATATCAAAGTCTCCGGATTCAATATTAGATGTAATTGCATTTACACCAGTTGCTAATGCTTCATCGGTTCCTTTTTCATGTTCATAATATATTGTCGATCCATCTGTATTACCTATAACATCAAAAGAACTATTATCTGCAGCATTATATTGAGTTGCATGTGGTAATCCAAATACAGCTGAGTCTACCCATGTTGTTCTTGCTAAAGTGCCTGTTGTCCAAATAGGTCTTTGAGGAGATGATTCAATATAGTTATAAGTAACACAAGCATTTACAACAGTTGAACTTCCTGTACAATAGAACCAAGTAATTTCTCCAAACAAATTATTTAATCCTGCATTAATTAATTGTGATGCAGTTGTGTTTAAATTATTATAAACATAGTCTTCTACTAAACAAACCATAGATTCTAAATTACCAGAATATTTAAAGAAACCATTTTCTGACATCCAATATGCTGCACCATCTACTTCTATTGCCGCACTTTCACCAATCAGTCCACAGTTTGTCCCTACTTGTGCAAAACCAAATGTAAATGGAGCACCTACAAAACGCATAGTAAATAAAGATGTATCCGTCCAAACGTATATTGCATCTCTACCTCTAACGGCTCCCACAATTCTAGAACCATCTGATAGTCTTTGTGTACCTGCAGTATTAACTGAAGTCGGTGCATACTCATTTATATTTTCTTGATCCGAAAATCTTATAAACATTAAATCTTGTGTAGTTGGGTCACCAATAGTTGTTTCAGTTCCAAAAAACACTAAGTGTCGATCAGGCGTTGACACTAACATATCTCTTGATGCTGTTGGTGCACCCGATATAATTGTTGCTCTTGTATTTACTGCATCTGTTGCATTTGAATCCCATTCAAAACATTGTGCATCATGAATTAATGCAATTACTTTTGCACCGAAGTTATCAATAGACCATTCACCAGGATCAACTACAAAATCTCCTGATGCCGCTTCGCCCCAACCAATATAATCAGTAGTATTAGTAATTGTATCTCCAGCATTATGTGTTGCAGCTGTGGTGTTTCTTACACCTCTTGTAACACCTGATAAAACACCTGATGTAATACCAGTATAAGATATTTCTTCTGTTCCTATTTGAATATAGTTTGTACCTGATGTTGGAAATAAAGCACTGTCTGTTAATTCAATACCTGTTGTTTGAACAGCGTTAATTGAATTTACTAAAGTTGTTGTTGCTTCACCTGATACTGTTCCACCCCATTGACCTAACCCATAACCGAATCCCGGTAACTGTTGAGAAGGTCCTACAGGATAATAATGTTGTACTCTTATTCCTCCAGATAAAGTTGCTCCTGCTCCTGTTTCAGCTGTAGGCATTGTAATAGTTAAAGTAGTAGATGTTGGTATAGATGTAACCATAAATTTTTTATCATTAAAATCTGCTGCGGTATAATCTGATCCAGTGATTGCTGTAAAATTATCTAAAAGAATAATGTCATTTGCATTTATTCCATGATCTGTACTAAATGTAATTGTAACAGATGTTGAACCATTAACTGTGGTAAATGCATTTGTTAAAGTAGTTGTCGATTGAATTGGGTGAATGTCATAAAATATACCACCTGTGTAAGCGTATAATATTCTATTAGTTCCTATGATTGCAAATTTAGTACCTGAATTATTAACGATATGATGCAAGGCTCTTGCTGCACCAGTTAATTTATTCTCACCTAACTGTGCCCAGCCACCTATCTTTTCAGGTGTACCATATCTAAAACGTACATTATCCCCATCAACCCATTGTCCTTCGGCTGTGGTTTCTGTAATCTGTTTATTGAACCCTGGTTGAAAACCTATCTTTTGTAGCATATGGCTCCATTATAATACTATTTTACAAATGATGGTAGACCTAACATAGGTCTTCCGTCAAATCTGTTTTTATCAGCAAATGGGCCATTCACATGATTATAGTGTAAAAATACTTGGCCGCAAATGTTCCCGTCAAAAGGCTCTCGCCAATGTTCGAGTTCACAGCCACTATATACTAACATATCGCCTACATCAAGCAATACCTTTGTACCTGCTGGAGCATTAGGTTTATGTATTTCTTTATATTCGTCAATAACTGAATTAGCTCCTGTACCATCTATAAATATAGGCCATGGATCTCCCCCTAGATTTAAGGTACAAGATATCTCGCAACTAGGTCTATCTTTATGTCTTCTTAATTTATCCCCTCTTTTATATGCTCTTGCATAAGAGTATGTTGGAATTAAATCTAAATTAGTATGTTGTTTCATCACAGGTAACATCTTTACTAATAATGTTTCCATTACAAAATCACCATAACAAGAAAAGGTATTCGGTATTTGTGTATCTCCCCAAGTTCCTAACATTGGAGATTGTGAATGAATATTGTTTTTGTACATAAAATGTACAGCATCTCTTTTAAGTAAAAAGTAATTCAATATAAAATTAGATAATTCATAACTTGCTGCATTTTTAATGACTTGATATTTTTGTTGTTGAAATGTCATACGAACATACCTTTCTGTAAAAAGTTAAATGATACCGATATTCTAATTTCATTCGATTCATTAGGATCCACACAATGCATTAACCAAGATGGAAACATAATCAATCGTCCATCTATAGGTTCATAATGAGTTTCTCTATAGAGTCTTGGTGGAAGTTGTCCTGGTTTTTGTTTTGGTCGTATCATAGAAGCAGAGGATCTTGGATCATCTACTTTTAAATGTCCAGAGTTCTTAGGTGCTTTTACATAATACACACCAGACCATAATGAGTTTGGATGTTGATGAGCTCTATTCATTCCTCCAGGAGGATTTACATTTGCCCACATATTACCTAAAAAAGGTTCACTTTCTAAATGTTCCTGATCGTAAATTGTTTTTTGAGCTTCATATAACATATCCACTAAATTTTTATATTCTGGTCTTAAATGCATATCTGTTGTTGAGTGCCAACCTTTTACATTAGTTCTAGTTACACCTTTATCTTGATTCATCCAATTTATAATATCTCTCTCTAAATCTTTATTTAGAGTTGGATGTTTTATATCTGCAATATAAATTGGTGTTGGAAAATGAAGTTCTCTAAACATTATCTTAATGGTGTTCCTCCAAACCACATTACTAAAGATTTTCTATTGCCTTTAATAACTGGTTTTACTCTATGTCTTACAAACGATGCAAAGAAAACTATTTGACCTTGTTTTAATTTTGCAACTTTACCTTCTGACATTACTTCTAAATCACCACCTTCAAATTCCGACTCAGGGGATAATAAACAAGTCATAGATATTTTTCTAACTGGGGGTTCGTGTGCACAGTTAATATCTGAATCTATATGCCAATCATAAAATCCACCTTCAGGATATTCTGTATATTGTGCAGGTTCTGTTAATGTCATTCCATCAAATCCAAAATGATTTCTATTTGTTTTCTGCATTAATTTTTCAATATCTTTATACATATCCAACATTTTCTTAAATGGAATCCAACTAATATGTGAGGTTCTAGTTTTAGTATCAA